AACTGAAGCAGCACCTACCAACTCTCTTGGTGGTACTGGTTTCTCTGGTGGTAGCACAGCTACAGGTCCAGTTGCAGGTTTTGACCCAGTATTAATCAGCTTAATTCGTCGTAGTATGCCTAAGCTTATTGCTTACGACATTTGCGGTGTGCAACCAATGACAGGTCCTACAGGACTTATCTTTGCAATGCGCTCTACAAAAGGCACAAACAGAGACATCAACAACAGTGCTGTTGAGACATTCTTTAACGAAGTAGACACAGAGCATTCTTCAGAGAATAGCGCAGACGGTCTTGCTTCTAACGACCAGACAGGTTCTAACCCAGGTTTACTTGCAGACGGTGCAAGCAACTACACCATCGGTGGACAGGGTATGACAACTGCTCAGTCTGAAGCACTTGGCGACGGTAGCTCAAACCATTTCAACGAAATGGGTTTCTCAATCGAGAAAGTAACAGTTACTGCTAAGTCAAGAGCCCTAAAGGCAGAGTACAGTTTAGAGCTTGCTCAAGACTTGAAGGCAGTTCACGGACTAGACGCTGAGTCTGAATTAGCAAACATTCTTTCAACAGAAGTGCTTGCTGAAATCAACCGTGAAGTTGTAAGAACAGTCTACAAAATCGCTCGCCCAGGTGCTCAGAATAACACAGCAACAGCTGGTGTATTCGACCTAGACGTTGACTCAAATGGTAGATGGTCAGTTGAGAAATTCAAGGGACTATTATTCCAGATTGAAAGAGATATGAATGCAATCGGGCATGAAACTCGTAGAGGAAAGGGTAACATACTAATCTGCTCTGCAGACGTAGCTAGTGCTCTATCCATGGCGGGTGTCCTAGATTACACTCCAGCTCTTGCAGGCAACAGCAACCTACTTCCTGATGACAATAGCAGCACACTTGCTGGTACTCTTAACGGAAGAATCAAGGTTTATGTTGACCCATATTCAGCAAACGTAAGTGACAATCACTTCTATGTTGCAGGATATAAAGGTAGTAGCGCATATGACGCAGGACTATTCTATTGTCCTTACGTGCCTCTACAAATGGTCAGAGCCGTTGGTCAGGATACATTCCAACCAAAAATTGGCTTTAAGACTCGTTACGGAATGGTTGCAAACCCATTCGCTGAGGGTCTTACACAAGGTCAAGGTGCTCTTACATCTAACGCAAACCGTTACTACAGAAGAGTAAAGGTAACTAACCTAATGTAAGCGAGATGCTTATATTCTTTTCAAGACACCCTGCGGGGTGTCTTTTTTTATGTTATAATATAGTATATGGATTTTATCAGAAGACACGTAGGTCCTTCAAAGGAGCAGCAGACTCAGATGTTAGAAGATTTGGGTCTCTCATCATTAGATGAGTTAGTAAGAGAGGTTGTCCCCGATTCAATACTACTTCGTGGTGACAATAACTTACCAGAATCTTGCAGTGAGGCACAAGCACTCTGTGAGTTAAAAGGAATAGCACAAAAAAATGTAATTAAACGTAGTTTAATAGGTCAAGGTTACTATGGAACAATCACACCGCCAGTTATACAGCGAAACGTTCTCGAGAATCAGCTTATTACACATCTTATACTCCATATCAGGCAGAAATATCTCAAGGAAGATTAGAAGCACTGTTTAATTACCAAACTTTAATCACAGAATTAACAGGACTACCTATAACTAATGCATCATTGTTAGATGAAGCGACTGCAGCAGCAGAGGCAATGATATTAGCATACAATGCGTCGAAAAAAAATACGCTTTTGGTTGACAGTAAGATATTTCCGCAGACTTTAAAGGTATTACGCACGAGAGCGAAACCATTAGGGATAAAAATACTACTGATGGACTTTGATAGGTCTATGGATTTGTGTGATTATAAAGAAGCATTCGGAATTATAATCCAGATGCCTGATAATGACGGTAAACTAAGACATCCAGATGGTATATTAACATGTTGTGAGGTCTTTAAGGTAATGAAGATTGCTATTGTAGACCCACTGGCACAGGTGTTAATGAAACCTGTAGGGGAGATGGGATTTGATATAGCAGTTGGTAGTATGCAAAGGTTTGGTGTCCCTATGGGATTTGGCGGACCTCATGCAGCATTTTTTGCAACCACTGAAAAGCATAAGCGGAAAGTTCCTGGCCGTATTGTAGGGCAGTCGGTAGATAATCAAGGTAATAAAGCACTACGGTTAGCATTACAAACAAGGGAACAACACATAAGANGAGACAAAGCAACATCCAATATATGCACTGCTCAAGCACTCCTCGCAAATATGGCAGGTTTTTACGCTGCTTACCACGGTGCGGAAGGTCTGANAAAAATATCAAGTAAAATACTATGGCATAGACAAACGCTGCTATTAGCATTGAAATGGTGTGGTATAAAGGTAGACGATTGGGAAGGTTTTGATACTGTTAGATTTAAAAGTGATAAGCATGTTGAAGGATTTAATTGCAGATATGAGAATGGTTGGATTATTCTATCTATTGATGAATGCACTACACTAGATGAGATAGCAGACATTGTACAAACACAAATTGATTTCATACCAGATCCAAAAACTATCACTCATGTAGAACCTGCAATGAAGGACTACAAGTGGCAGCATACTCCTCTTAGAAAAAAACCTTGGTTACAACAAGAGGTGTTTAATAAGTATCATAGTGAAACTAATATGATGAGATATATCAATGAGTTAGTTCAGAAAGATTTCTCATTAGTAAATGGTATGATACCACTTGGTAGTTGCACAATGAAATTAAATGCAGCAGCAGAACTGATGCCAGTATCATGGTCTGAGTTTGCAAACTTACATCCATTCATTCCTTCTGGACAAGCACTTGGTTATCAAAAGATAATGGATGATCTTAAAAAATGGTTGTGTGAGATTACAGGATTTTCTGCTATATCATTACAACCTAATGCAGGATCTCAGGGTGAGTATGCAGGTTTGCTTGCAATACAATCATACCACAAAAGTAGAGAAGATCACAAGAGAAATGTATGTTTGATTCCAGAATCAGCACATGGAACTAATCCTGCATCAGCAATCATGGCAGGTATGAAAATAGTTCCTATAAAATGTGATGATGAAGGTAACATAGATTTAAAAGATTTAGAGAAGAAAGCAATCATGAATACATTTGAACTATCATGTATTATGATTACATACCCATCTACTCATGGTGTATTTGAACCAACCATCAAAGACATTTGTAGAATTGTACATGACAATGGTGGTCAGGTATATCTTGATGGTGCAAACATGAATGCACAAGTAGGTCTATGTAAACCTGGTGAGTATGGTGCAGATGTATGTCATCTTAACTTACATAAAACATTTTGTATTCCTCATGGTGGTGGAGGACCTGGCGTAGGACCTATTGGTGTAGCAGAACATCTTGTACCTTTTATCAATCATAGAGTATCAGCAGCAACTCAAGGTAGTGCTAGTATACTTTTGATTAGTTGGATGTACATAAGAATGATGGGTGGATCAGGACTAAGAAAGGCATCAGAAATATCATTACTGACTGCTAACTGGTTAGCACAACAAATAGATCCAGAGTTTAAAGTATTGTACAAAGGAAAGAATGGTAGGATAGCACATGAATGTATATTTGATTGTCGATCCTTACCAGTTACAGCAGAAGATGTAGCAAAGAGATTGATGGACTATGGATTTCATGCACCCACATTATCATGGCCAGTATTAGGAACTATGATGGTAGAACCCACAGAGTCAGAATCATTTGATGAGTTACGCAGGTTTGTAGATGCTATGGCAATGATCAAAAGAGAAATATTTACTAAACCTGAGATAGTAAAGAACGCACCTCATACAGCAAGGGTTGTAATTTCTGACAAATGGGAGTATAATTATACCAGAGAACAAGCAGCATATCCTGCAGGTCAGACTAACAAGTTCTGGCCAGCAGTATCAAGGATTGATAATGTTTATGGTGATCGTAACTTGGTGTGCTCTTGTTCCAATTATTTTGATAATGAAGATGGAACTTAAAGACTGGTTAAAGTCTATTAATCTCACTAAAGAAAATTTACTTGAGGAAGATCCCACACTAAAATACCCTGCATTCATTGTAAATAAATGTTTGTCTGGACTATTAGATGCTGTGATGTTTTCTAATGAGATGAACAAGTATCCTAATCTAGACCCTAAGTTACAATATGATTTTCTATTGCATTCNTTAAGAAAAAAGAAAAGATTTGCACCATGGTTAAAGAAAGATAAGATAGCAGACTTAGATGCAGTTAAAAAGTATTATAGATACAGTAGCGAGAAAGCATTGCAAGCGATGCGAGTTCTCAGTAAGGATCAAATAGAGTACATTAAAAA